TGAGTAATTTTATCTTACATCAGTTTGGAGGTTTACACAAACTTTAGGATACTCCTGAAAAAGGGCAATGCACCTAATTGAAAATATTTTCTTTTATGTATTTCCAATCATTGGTGTCTAACCAACCTTGATAATTAGTGGGTTTTACTTCGACGACTATCATTCGATCATTTTGATCCAAGTGGGGTGTTATCTTATTTGAAATCTGATCAGCCGTTAAGAATGACTTGATAAGAAAAGAAGATTTCCAATAAGTACACCATGCTCCGGTTGATGAATCTTTTATTGCTTGAATTACTTCATCATATTTTTGTCCGGTAGCATTTAGATCGTAAGTAATCATGTAGGCTGCCATAAACATGCCTCCTCTCTTTTGTACTCGGCTCTGGCAGGAGCCTGTAAATAAAGTATAGGAAAAGAAGAGGTCGGATTCAATATGGTAGGCATTTCGATTTATCGAAAGAATCATTTCGGAGAATCGAAGTGCAGTAGGAAGGAGATGACAGGAATGGAGAAAATCGACAGATTATATGCTCTGCTGGAGCGTGATGACATTGACGAGGACACCAAGGCAGCGCTGCGGTGAGCAATCTTCCAGTTAGAGAACGCAACTTAGACAACCATAGCACCATAAGCTGTAAAAAAACAGTCAGGAGGTACATATGCGGATTGTAAATTTAATCCACATCGGGGACCAGATATTGTCACTGGATGACATGGATCCAATGAAAAAGGCAGAGATTGCCTTACGGCTGAATGAACAGAGTCTGAAGACTCTGGGGTATGCAGCCAAGAAGAAAGAGGAATCAGCGTAACCACAGGTATCCGTGCCCTGTACGTGGTGTATTCCCAACACCACACTCCCCTTTTACACAATTAGCGTGTGTGTCCAGTCCTCCCCTGGCTGGGCACCACGTAGAGGGCATGGGGACAAGCATCATATTATAGATCACGCTTTGTGCGTGGTGCATCTTGCTGCATCACCATATGACGGCATATCATCCACTGCTATGATGGTATGTTGCCCTCTTTCTGGTGGTACCCGGGTAGATCAGCACCGGGGCCACGCAGAGAGCGTGATCGGAAAGGATATACATGGAAATGATTAAGTATTATGCCAAGGAAGTTGTGAAAAACAAAGACGGTCACAAATACTGGGAAGCCAGCAATTCGCAGCTGGCCGGGTATGTCTATGATGAAGTGAAGCAGTCAGTGCCAGAGGCTAAATATTATAACTTTGACGGCTTGCAGATTATTACGACGAATGACAAGCAGGAGCAGTCATTGCTGAGCACACTGGAAGTGATGGAGGACCTTTGCAATGAAAGGATAACCCAGATACATAGACTGAGAGATCAGATATATGGAGGGGATGCGGATGTATAAAGATATTATGATATCACTCCTCGGAGCGTGGATTTTGAGGGATGCTTTTGGGACAACAGAAGTAAGAGAGCAGATCGCCATTGTCATGGGATTGGCGGCAGTGCTTTTTATTTTTTTGCTTTTTTTGGAAAATCAAGTGGAAAAATGGCGGGAATACCGCCAGCGAGTACGGGATCTGGAGCAGAGGCTAGGGCAACTGAGAGGAGGCGGGAAGTGTGAAAGACGAGAGAGTGCAGGAGATTATGGAAAGACTGGAGCAGACACCGTCACAGCCGTTGATGATGCTGGTTGACCACGAGGCACAGGAAGTTTTTCCGTATGTTCTCCGAAAGTATCAGGACGCACATCTGGTCATGATGAAGGGCATCCGGTACATCACAATCACCGATGATGCCATCCGGGTCATACTGGACCGCCTGCAGCGTGAGAGGGCAGATTTTAAGCGGACAGTGGAGTACTACGACAGGGAGATCCAGGGTGTGGAGTACCTGCTGACAGGCAAAAAGCGGTACTACTGGTCACCGGATAATTACATAGTAGAGCCTGTCTACGCAGAGCAATAAAAAAGCCGGCATTTGGCGATGCCGGCCAGCTCACAGAGCTACTTATAGAGACAAGATAATTGTAACTCTGTGGACTAAAAAAGTCAAGAAAAATGGGGCTTTTGGAAGCCCCTGCGCACTTGATTAAGATATTAAAGTTAGGATACAGAGACATGGTTAAGAGAAAGAAAATGAGGTTAAGGCATGGGGATGTGCTGGATGTGGAAGAGTACCATGATGGCAATTATGGATCCCCAGGGAAGAGCAGACAGAAGAAAGAGAAGCCGACCAGGGAGCAGGTGCGGCAGATCAACCAGAGGAACAAGGTCAGGAGATGCCGGTGGAGGCTGATCCAGTATTTTGACCAGGGAGATTTATTCATAACATGGACGTATGCGCCGGAGAACCGCCCGCCGGATATGGCAGGAGCACTGAAAGACTTTCAGAACGCGATGCAGAAGATCCGGAAGATCTACCGGGCAAGGGGTGTCCCGATCTACTGGATCAGGAACATAGAAAAGGGAACCAAGGGAGCCTGGCATATCCATCTTGTGATCAAACAGACACCGGAGGGTGATGCGGCTGCTATCGTGACCAAGGCATGGACAAAGGGAGGCACCTACGTGGCAGAGATTCGTCACAGCAAGTTTACCGGAGACGACATGGAGCAGCTGGCAGGGTATTTGACCAAAGATGAGCACACAGCGGAGCCACGGAAAGACGGTACACAGGGCAAGCCCAGAATTGCAGAGTCCTCCTACAATACCAGCCGCAATATGCCGCTCCCGGAACCTAAGACGGACAAGCTGGTCCGATGGAAGCCGGAGGTCAAACCACCCAAGGGATATTACATAGCCCGGATCCATGAGGGAATCAATCCGGTCACGGGATTTTTGTACCGGAGTTACACACTGATCAGGTTAAAAACACAGGAGCGGAAGAAACCGCCGAACAGGGTAAGGAGGTGTTGATAAATTGGAAAATGAATTGAAAGTAGTGGATATCTTTATAGGCACGACGCTCAGGGGATCCGCAAAGGGCTCCGGCCGGGCAATGTACATCATGAGGACAAAGCGCAAGAACGGCAGTGACTATGAAGCTGCCCCGCAGATCGCAGAGTATGACAATACCACGGAGAGCGAGTCCGTCCTGCGTGCCATCCGGGATGCCCTGCAGCGTCTCCATTATGCCTGCACCGTAGTGATCCATACAGAGTGTAGCAACGTGGCAGCAGCTATCACACAGCATTGGCCGGAGAAATGGCAGCGGGACGGATGGAAGAGCGCCAAAGGGAACCCGGTGAAGAATGCCGTATTGTGGGAAATGCTCCTGCAGGACGTGGAAGAGGGTGGTCATATCCTGCTGGCGGAAGGAGAGAAACATGAGTATGCCGAATGGATGCGCTTTAATATGCCACTGAAGAGAGCATTAAAGGACATTTTTACAGAAGTGCCGAAAACCTGAAAGCATGAGTAGGTGACATGTGTTAGAGACCATTCCGGCAATGTCACCGCAATGGTAGAAATAGAACATTTTGACAGGAAACCGTGACAAATTTTCACGGCTTGAAACGCTTTAGCACAAAAACGATACGTTTTTTGAAAAATTGCACCGGTGCAACTGGGAAAGGAGAACAGATGGAGAAGAAATTCGGAATATTTAATACCGTAGAGGAGTTGAACAGGGCAGCAGCTGCCCAGAAGGCAGAGGGAGACCTGGAAGCGCTGATCGGACTGGCCACAGAGAACGGACTGGAGAAAGAGGATGCCGAGGACTACATGGACAGCGACGATGCAGAGGATACTCTGTGCAATGAGACAATGGCAGCAATCGGTAAGCTGAAACTGGAAGCAGAGGACCTGAAGCTGGAGAGCCAGATGAAGGACTGGAAAGATTTTGTGGTCCAGATGCTGATGGAATATCCGACACAGCACATGGAAGAGGACGGTGCAGCTCTGGCCAATGCCGTATTTAATCCGGATAAAAAGCTTTTGGATGTGCTGGCAGCAGGACTGAAAATGGCATCAAAGAACCGGGTAACCATAGACAGGAGGATCACTAAGGCAGCAGGACTGCCGGAAAGCGCCGGACAGATCGGAATGTGTGGTAAGGATGAACTGAAAAAGATCATCTTGGATTATTACATGGGAGATATGAAATGATCGTATACAAGGCAACGAACAATGATATGACCTGCACGATGGGGCAGGGAACATTCCAGTATCAGTTGGGCGTACCGGCTACAGCAGAAAAATCAAAGTGCGGTGATACCGGTCTCCATGCCTGTGAGTATGTACTGGACTGTGCGCAATACTATGGACTGGGTAGGGATCACCGGTATTTTAAGGCAAAGGCAGAAGGGGACATAGCTGAAGACGGCAGTAATACACGCATTGCGTGTACAAGGCTGACATTGCTGAAAGAACTGACCAACCGGGATATCGCAAAAGAAGCCATGCTTTACATGATACATCATCCTCGCCGGGATAACTGGGAAGCATCTAACAGCATGGTGCAGGTAAAAGAGCACACAGCAGAGATCAGGATCCCGGATGGAATCGCCATTGCCAGAGGACTCCATCCCAAAGTAAGCGGCTGCGCAGGAGCACATCTGGGGCTGATCCGGGAAGAGAAAGGAAAGATCACGGCGGCCAAGATCTTTGATGTGGACGGAGTCTATATACTGCCGGGAGTGTGGTACACCCTGGAGGACCTGGCAGAAGCAGAAAGGAGGCAGCAGGCATGAAGTGGACAGAAATACTCAGGACACCGGTGATACCGGCAGATAAAAAGAGAAATAAACAGATCACGTTCCAGACAACGGAGAATTATCTGATACTGGATATCTGGAGAGGTGGAAATAACATCTGCCGCCATGCAATCAACCTGAAAACATGGGAATACGGCACATATTTTCCGGATACCGGAACAAAGCAGGCAACAAATATCAACAGCTGTACAGATAACTATGAAAGAAATTACTGGGATTACCGGCTGAAAGAGAAAGAATGGCTGACACCGAAGCAGATCAAGGAACTGGATGTCCTTACCAGAGAAAAGAAGGATTGGGTAAAAGATGTGCTGCAGCGTATAGAGCGGATGGAAACGGACTATAACGCAGATAAAAGGCAACAGGCCAGAAACAGCAAAGAGGAGCGCATCCGTAGATTAATGGACAAATGTCCAAAACCGGGAAAAGCAGTATATGACTGGATCACAGAACAGATGGTAGGAGATCTGCAGTATGCCTTTTATGACAAACAGAAAAAGACCTGCCATTGCACAGCCTGCGGCGGAGATTTTCCGGAAGAGGCAGCATGCATCCCTGTGAAACATAGAAAGCAGATCACCTGTCCGCTGTGTGGACATCTTCTGACCGTGGATAAGAGAGCGGATATACTCATCGTTGCAACGGACTGGCTTACCATGATCCATAACGTGGATGATAAACAGGGAGTGGAACAGCATTTTAAGGTAAAAGTGGAGTGGGACAGATACGGAACAAGAACCACGGAGCTGGAGGAGCACATCCGACTGATGATGCTGCGGAACACAGCAAAGGATATCATGAAAATCTATTACTATGGGAGCCAGTACTGGCCGGGATGGAGCACCGGAAACAACAGCAGCCGAAAATGGCACAGCGCCTACCTGTATCCGGACACAGAAGGTATTCAGGCCGGATTACATGGAACGGCATATGAGGCATGGACAGATGTATTTCCGAAACTTGCCCAGATGGGAATAAAAGCGCACTATAACGGTCTCATGGTGGAAAGTAACAGAGAGTTTACCGGTATCGCAGAATATATGGCAAAGGGACGTTTTTACCGCCTGCTGGATGAACTATCACAGTGCATCACCTACTGGGGAGAATATTCTGGAAGCACGATTGATGTATCCGGGGAAAGCGTAGAAGAGATCCTGCAGATAGAGGATAAACAGCTGATCAACCGCCTCAGACAGGCAGATGGCGGAATGTGTATGCTGCGCTGGCTGCAGTGGTCCAACCTCAACAACAGGAAACTGTCAGAGCAGTACATATCCTGGGCAGAAAAAAATAAGATCGAACCGAATAAATATCTGCAGTCGGAAGCGGGAAAATACCTGACACCGGAACAGTTAATGAATTACATCAACCGGCAGAAAAAAGAAAGCTATCCCAGCAGAACCATAGCGGGAGTCTGGGATCAGTACGAGGATTATCTCAGTATGGCAATGGATTTAGGGAAACACATGGAGGATGCCCTGGTGTACCGTCCCCGGGAATTGAAGCGCCGACACGATGAAGTCAATGCAGAGATGGAGCTGCGACGGGAAGAAATCAAGCGGAAACGGGATGCGAGAGAAGCCGCATGGCAGGCACAGAAAATGAGGGATAAGTATCCGGGATATGAGGATATCCTTTCCGAGATCAGTGAGAAGTTTGAGTATCAGAATGACACCTATTGCATTGTGGTTCCCAGGGATTTTATGGAGATCACGGCAGAGGGCATGGCACTGCATCACTGCGTAGGCAATACAGAGAGGTATTTTGACCGGATTGTCAGCAGAGAGACCTATATTTGTTTTTTGAGGCAGCAGTCATCTCCGGACAAGCCTTTTTACACGATCGAGGTGGAGCCGGGCGGTACCATCCGCCAGCACCGGGGAGCCTATGACGAAGAACCGGGCATAGAGGAGATCAAGCCGTTCCTCCGTGAGTGGCAGAAAGTAATCCGCAAGCGTATGAGCAAGCAGGATCATGAGTATGCGGCACAGAGCGAAATCCTGCGGCAGAAGAACATAGAAGAACTGAAGGCAAAGAATAATACCGTAGTCCTGAAAGGGCTGGCGGAAGATCTGATGGAGGTAATCTGATGGAAGAAATCATGAGTTATGAAGAAAGATACAGGAAATATAAGCAGGAGCTGGACGGAGCATTTGCACAGGCAGCAGAAAAATTTGTGCTGATCGGCTACCTGCTGAGAGAGGCAGTAGAAACAGATGTTTTAAGAGCCAGTGGATATAAAAACATGGAGGAATTTGCCTATGCAGAGTATGGTGTGGATTCATCCCAGGCAAGCCGGTTTATGAATATTAACAGGCGATTTTCCGAAGGCGGTAATTCAAAGCAGCTGAAACAGCAGTACAGAGGTATTGGAAGTTCCAAGCTGGCCGTAATGCTGACCATTCCGGATGAAATTAACGAAGTTTTGCCTAAAACGCTTACAAAAGACGAGCTTAAGGAAATCCAGGCAGAAGTAAAGGCGGAGAATCAGGTATCTGACATCGAGGTGGAGATTGAGAAGGTAGAGGCAGCAGCCGTAACGGATAAGCCCATGCTTCCGCCGGAGGGATCACAGTTACAGCGTAACCTCTGGCAGTTGGGGAAGGAGCAGGAAGATCTCTTCCGGAAGCTGTGGGAAATATGCAATAAAAGCAATTATCCCCGCAGTACTGCTATCATGGATGCACTGATACCGCAGGGGGATGCGGTGTACACAGTCCGGATCCCGGGAGAGCGCAGGACACAGATCATTATAAATTCTGACGGCGCCACGGTAATCAACCTGAAGACGTTGGAGCGCCATGAATATGCACCACAAAAAATCTGCCTTGAGGTAGATTCCCTGTTTCTTGGAGGCAGCAGTCCTGAGGAGAAGTACAAGATGTTATATGGCGAGGAATTAACACCGGAAGAACCGGAAGTTGCACCGGTGCAACCGACCGACTCACCGAAAGAAAAGAAACCGGAAAAGCGTAAGGAATCCCGTGTGACCAAAGCAAACACAGAACCGAAGAAAAAGCCCAAGGAACCGGAAAAGAAGCCGGAGCAGATGACCATCCCGGGAGCCGCACCGGATCCAGCACCGGAAGAGCCGCAAACACAGGTAAATGACTCGTCCTTAGGGGAAACAGACACCAGGGGATCGGAAGAACAGGTACCTGGGCAGACCGACATCGAAAAGGACTTTCCGCAATATTGTCCGGACGAGGGAGACCAGCGCGCAGCTTATCGTCAGTCCATCCGTGGCAGCGTGGAGAACCTGGTACGATATGTCGAGATGGATCTGATCGTTGCCGCCAGACAGCAGTTGTCTGATATCTCTGGCTATCTGGACCGCCTGGAAGAACTCAGCAAAGGAGGAGGACCGGATGGCGAAGATGTCGAAACAGGCGAGAGCGAGGGAGTTTAATACATCCTCCCGCCAGATCATCAAAGAGCGAGACCGCAACCAGTGTATATTCTGCCAGATGCAATACCACATGGAAGATGTCACCTGGTCAGGTCCGGAATCGCTGAGCATTATGCACTATATTCCGAGATCCCACGGTGGTCTCGGGATCCCGCAGAATGGTGCACAGGGATGCGTCAGCCACCATGAGATGCTGGATAACGGAAACAAGGGCAGACGGGAGGAGATGCTGCAGATGTTTAGGCAGCACCTGCAGGATCATTACCCGGACTGGTCGGAGGAAACTCTGACCTACAGCAAATGGAAATAATGTATATACAAATTTGTATATACAAAACGGAGAAATTATGAAAGCACGAACTGAACTTATCTCAGTACGACTGACACCAGAAGAAAAACGGCGAATGGAATATTGCGCTGAAATGATGGGAATTACACAGACAGAACTTTTAGTGCGTGGAATCAATCGCTATTACGACAGCGTTAAAGAAACAATTAAGAAATTAAACCAATAAGCCTTTTGGAGTGTACTCACGATAACTATAGACATAGCCACGGGGCGGCCGCTGATACCAAGAGGCAGCAGCCGTCCAGGAAGGAGACAACAATGCAGTATAAGGACTGGGACGGCAATCTTCTACCGGATCCTGCGCCGCGAATCCATAATGTACATATAGGTGACATAATTAAGACAACACACAAGTCCATCGAGGAGCCGCTGGAGACCCGCGGACGGGGACAACACCGATTTATCAGTGAGACCAGGGAGTACGAGGTGATAGCGGTTTATCCGCGCACGATCCAGACACGAGACCGCAAGACTGGATTTACAAGGTGCTTTTCTTACGGCGATTTATTAACAATGGGAATAGAGCATCAGGGAGCAGAGGTGGAAGAATGAAAACAATAGAAAAGAAAATCCTGCCACAGCACTTTCAGGCAGTCCGGGAGGAAAAGAAGAACTTTGAGCTGCGAAAAGATGAAGATGATGTACAGCCGGGAGATGTCCTGATCTTAATGGAGTGGGAAAACGGAGAACGCACTGGCCGGACAGAAGTACGCCGGATCCGGTATGTGCTCCGGAATGTACCGGAATATGGACTGATGCAGGGTTACTGTATCATCGGATGGTAAAGGAGTAGTGGAAGGTATGAAAAATAAAAATGTATGGCTTGCTTATGCAGCAGCTTGGATATCTACGGCAGCAGCGGTGATGGTTGCTATCAAATATACCGGATCAGCGTGGTGTTTAGTGGCACTGGTGCTGCCGGCAATGCAAAAGATAAGTATCAGCAATGATGAAGAGAATGGTAAATAACTTAGGAGACAGCAGAATGATAAAAATGATTGAATTTGATGAAGGAGTATGGGTGCCGGAAGAATGCTGCGCCATGACGAATCCGACTACAAGCGGAGGGAAAAGTGTTCCGTATGTTGTAGAGATGCCGTGTGAGGGATCCGAGTCCTGCACAAGTGATTGTGATAATTGTATAATCCAGATAATTATGAACGAATATGCGTTGTGCACAGGACAGGCGACAGATCAGGTTACCGATCTTGCAGATATTACTGCAATTAGTGAAGCAATAGAAGAATTGAATAGCTTTCCTGTGGCAGATGAGACCTATGCAGCCGCACAAATGGGAATAAAGGCTCTTAAGAAGCAGATCCCCATGAAAGTCCGCGAGATCCATGTGGACGAATACATCTGTCCTTGCTGCTTGGAAGAAAATGGATGCAATGAGTTAGAAGTAACCGACGAATATTGTCCGAAATGCGGACAACGATTAAAAAGCTAACTTAGGATTTAGTGGAGGAATACTATGAAAATATGCAATGTAGAAACACGAGAACATATAAATAATTTGTCCTGTATATTTGATAAGTTTGCAGATAAATTATCTCTGGCAGAAAAGGAGTCGCTAAATGCAGCAATGCATTTAATGGATACTGTCGAAAGGAACAAGGGAACTTTGGTCTTAAAGTCTTAGGATTTAGAAAAGGAGTTAAGCGAGAAATGTGGGATAAAAAAAGCACCTGAAAACAGGTGCATTACATTCGTAGCGGGACTCGAACCCGCACATCCTAAGGATAATAGTTTGGCAAACTATCGCGTCTACCATTCCGCCATACGCTCATATGAGATGTACATAAAGTACTATTATTATATATCATAAAAATAAAGAAATGTAAAGATATAGTAGATAGCATGCAATTGAAAATCTGATTAGAGCCTAATCTGAAATATCGCAAAAATTGTGTAACAGAAAGGAGAAAGCATCGATGCAGAGAATTAACAGAGCAAGCTGGAGGATTATCGAAACTATATTATTACGGTATCCCCAGCGAAAGAAAGAGTATGAGGAGTACATATCGGACATTATGGCATCACCGGCGGGAGGCAGCAGTCGTCCGTTGGACCCCGTCAGGGAAATGGACAAGGCACAATCTGTCACAGAAGCAAAGGCCCTGAAGATGACCTCGGTGTATCATGATAGGATCAAAAAAGAGATAGAGGCGGTGGAATTTGCCTATAATTCTCTCAAACAGGAGGAACAGAGAGTAATCCGGATCAGATACTGGAGCAAGGGCCTCAGAGCGCCGATCCCGTACCTTAAGATTGGTGGGGCATCATACAGTGAGCGACAGATGAAACGGATCGTGTTCAAGACAATTGAACAGATTGGTAGGTACATTGGAGAGTTAAAGTAAAAGATGGCATGATTTCGCATGTCAAATGTGATAATATAGTATCGTGATAAATTAGTGACAGGGCAATGCAGATAGCTGCGTTGCCTTTTTTCGTGGAGTTGCACCGGTGCAACTATAGAGAGATGGTGAGCGGATGGCAAAAGGCAAATATAAATATTGGCTGACACCGGAAGGCTTACTAAAGCTGGAAGGATGGACAAGGGATGGACTAACAGAAGAGCAGATTGCTGGTAATATGGGAATCTCCAGGTCTACATTAAATGAATGGAAAAAATTGTATCCGGACATTTCGGACACCCTAAAAAGGGGAAAGGAAGTTGTGGACCTGCAAGTAGAAAATGCGCTCTTGAAAAGGGCACTGGGATATCGGTATACAGAAGACAAATATGTAAGCGTTCCGATGGAGCAGGAAGAATATAGTCAAAAGCTATTTGAATATATGAATCGCTACAAACTGGAGCATCCGGAGGCAACAGATGATGAGCTGATGCTTGTAAGAGAGAAGTTTCCCAAAACAAAAGAAATGCTTGTGGAACGAAAAGTAAAAGAAGTAGAGCCGGATACCACAGCCCAGATATTCTGGTTGAAGAACCGAAAACCGGATAAATGGAGAGATAAACAGGATGTCCAGATCTCCGGAGAACTCAAGTCCGAACAGAGTAAACTGGATGACCTGATCAGACAGATGCGTGGTGATGGGTAATGAGCGCAAGTAAGCTCCTGTTGTCAGAGAAATACAAAGCATTCCTGAAATGTGATGCTCCGGTGGAATTTCTGGAAGGAACCACGGCGGCAGGTAAAACAACGGTAGGAATCTTCAAGTTTATGCTTAAAGTAGCGGAAAGTCCCAAGAAGCTTCACATCATTGCTGCGGATGACACCGGAACTGCTGAGAAGAACATCATCAACAAAGACCTTGGTATACTGGATGATTTTGGCATTCTGGTGGAATATAACGGCAGTGGAACCAAAGACGATAAGATTCCACATCTGATTCTGCATACTGGCAGGGGAGATAAAGTCATTTATGTGCTGGGCTACGGTAACAAGAGAAAGTGGAAGAAGGCCCTGGGTGGACAATATGGCTGTCTGTACATAGATGAAGTAAATACCGCAGACATAGATTTTGTCAGAGAAGCATCCATGAGATGTGATTATCTGATGGCAACACTAAACCCAGACGATCCGGGACTGCCGGTGTACAAAGAATATATCAACTGTGCACGTCCTCTTCCGGAATGGAAGGATGAGACACCACAGGAAATCATAGAGGAACTGAAAGAAGAGCCAAAGGACGGATGGATTCATTGGTTCTTTTCTTTTAAAGACAATGCAGGCCTTCCACCGGATAAACTGCAGATGATCCTGCAAAACACACCGAAGGGAACAAAGATCTGGAAAAATAAGATCCAGGGTCTCCGCGGAAAAGCGACAGGGTTGGTATTCGCCAACTTTGTCAGAAAGAAACATGTTGTTACTGCTGCATGGGTGAAGAAACAGATTGCAGATGGGAAGATCCGTTTCAGGAAGTTTACGGCCGGACTGGATACATCATATTCCTCAAAATCTCCGGATACCATTGCAATGATCTTCCAGGGCATTACGGATGACCGCAAGCTGATCACACTGGCTGAAATGGTGTATAGCAATGCTGATCTCAGTGTGCCGTTGGCACCATCTGACACAACGGTAAAGTTTATAGCTTTTCTGGATAGATGCAGATCGGAATGGGGATTTGCAAAAGAATCCTTTGTTGACTGCGCGGATGCGGCGACAATAACAGAACTTCGGAAGTATAAGCGTCTGCATGGGTGCCTTTACAATTTCATTGAGTCCTACAAAAAGGTAACAATACTGGATCGTATCAATTTACAGCTGGGATGGATCCAGCAGGACTGCTATCTGGTAGTTGAGGATTGCACAAACCATATCTCAGAATTGGAACGCTATTCATGGGACGAGGAAGAGGATGTCCCGGTACCGGAGGATAAGAACGACCATACGATCAATGCAAACCAGTACGGATGGATTCCATACCGGAATATGATTGGATTCGAGGAGGATAAACAGAGGTGAACCTGATGGAAAAGATAAATGAGAATATCAAAAGAGGTATACGGAGCTGGCTGAATGTTTCTCCGGCGAATCCTTATGTGTTCAATATCAATGAGATGATGGACTTCGAGGGGAATGCGATCCGAAACCGCATCTGGTATCGTGGTGACAGCAACGAACTGGAGCAGTTCTATGAGCAGAATGCGGAATATGCAGATAAATATAAATTCTGGTCCAGCAAGAGTACACCGGGGATGGAAATGCGCAAGATCCACACAGGTGTTCCGGCGCTTACGGTGAGAACTCTGGCAGCAGTAGTCCTTCCAGATATGGGGGAATTTGAATTTCCCTCAGAGAACGAAAAGCAGAAACAGATATGGAAAGACATTGCGAAGCCTGAGAATAATAACTTTGCTGACAAGGTGGAGGATGCAATCAAAGAAGCGCTGTATATCGGAGACGGGGCTTTTAAAGTGTCCATTGATACAGAAGTCAGTGAGTATCCGATTTTAGAATGGTATACCGGGGATCGTGTCGAAATCATCCGGAAAAAGGACAAGGTCCGGGAAGTGATATTTAAGACACCTTACAGTGGAGGAGGCAAGACATATGTGCTCAATGAGATATACGGATATGGGTATGTAAAGAACGAACTGTATCTGGATAACAGACAGGTTCCGCTGACTACATTGCAGATCACCGGTTCCCTGGAAGATGTGACTTTCGATAAAAGCGTTATGCTGGCGGTGCCTATGATGTTCTATAAGTCGGCAAAATATGAAGGACGTGGCGGAAGTATCTTTGACGGAAAGGTGGACAACTATGATGCGCTGGATGAAGTATGGAGCCAGTGGATGGATGCGCTGAGAGCAGGAAGAGCCAAAACATATATTCCGGACTGTCTGGTTCCGAGGGATCCGGAAACAGGAGCTGCGATAACACCGAATCCGTTCGATAACAGATATTTTGCAGCAGAAGGAGACCAGCGCGAAGGGCAGAAAAACGTAATCAGTACAGACCAGCCGAGCATTCCTCATGACAGCTATCAGGCTTCCTACTGTACGGCACTGGACCTTTGCCTGCAGGGGATCATCAGTCCTTCTACACTGGGGATTGATGTAAAAAAACTGGATAATGCAGAAGCGCAGCGTGAAAAGGAAAAAACAACGCTGTACACAAGAAACATTATCGTGGAAACTCTTCAGACAGTATTGCCACAGGTAGTATCCATGTGTATCAACGCATATCACCTGATGAAGAATGAGGCAGTGGAAAGTGTAGAGGTAAATCTCCCATTTGGAGAATATGCCAATCCTTCATTTGAATCTCAGGTGGAAACAGTTGGTAAGGCAAAGCAGAGCGGAATCATGAGCATTGAGCGCTGTGTGGAGGAATTATACGGTGACAGTCTGGACGATGATTGCAAACGAGAAGAAATCGCAAGGCTCAAGGCAGAGCAGGGGATTCAGAGCATTCCGGAGCCGGAGATCAGAACGGATGCAGGAGAATTCAGGATAAACGGGTTTACTGGAGGTAGTGATGGAAGTAAAAGTAGCGAAAAAAACATACCGGATGAACCGGGAGGAGTACCAGGGGCTTCTGAAGGTGGCCAGTGAGCAGGTTCCAAAAGGAATCTATGCAGTGGAAAAAGGTAATTATGCGGAACTCCGATGTGATCATTGTACCAGCGTCACGCAGATCAAGACACTGACCAGACAGTTCAGAAGCCAGGGATTCAAGGTATATGCAAACGGCAGGTGATTAGATGCCTAAGATAAATTCAGAATATGACATCGGAGCAGCATTCGAAGCTATTGAGAATGAACTCATTGCTTCCATGATCCGGAATATGCGAAGACATAAGATTGAGGAAATCGATGAGGACAAGCAGTGGTCCATGTGGCAGGCAAAACAACTCCGGTCGTTGGAAAAGTACAGAAAAGAGAATCAGGAGCGGTTCGGTGCGAAATTCAAGGATATCAATAACCGAATCGAAGCACTGATCAGTACTGCCAGGGATGAAGGAGATATGGAGCAGGAGATAGCTATACTGGAGGCTATAAAGAAAGGTTTCCCGGCAAGAAAGGTGAGCCCCGGAGCATCGGCGGCATTCTTCCGGTTGAACCAGAGGAAGCTGGAGGCGCTGATCCGGGCGACCACATCAGACATGGAAAAGGCTGAGACAGCCGTCCTGCGCATGGCAAATGACCAATATCGTAAGATTATTTTTAATGCTCAGGTATATGCCAACAGTGGAGCAGGGACTTATGAGAAGGCGGTAGACATGGCTACAAAGGATTTCATTGCCGCAGGTCTTAACTGTGTGGAATATGCCAATGGATCCAGACACACATTGGCAGACTATGCGGACATGGCAATACGGACAGCCAGTAAGCGTGCATACCTGCAGGGGGAAGGGCAGAAAAGGCAGGAATGGGGGATATCCACGGTGATCATGAATAAGCGTGGAAATCCCTGCCCCAAGTGTTTACCGTTTGTTGGTAAGATACTGATCGATGATGTATGGAGCGGTGGAAGCGCCAAGGATGGACCATATCCCCTGATGAGCGCGGCAATAGCAGCAGGACTATACCACCCTAGATGCAGAGACAGCCACACTACCTATTTCCCAGAACTGGAGGATTTGGATAATGAATACAGTAAAAAAGACATAGAAGATATCGAAGAACAGAACAGGAAAGAAGCAAGACAGCAATATGCAGAGAGACAGGAGAAAAAATTCCATAGATTAGCATCATTTTCACTGGATCCGGAGAATAAAAGCAAGTACCGTGCGAAGGAAAAAGAATGGAGTCAGGAAACGGAAGACCGGTATAAAGTTCCTGATGAGGTGAAAGTGCCGAGATCGGATACTCCGCAGATCATGATCGATTTAGTGGATCAGTACACAAGAGATGAGTGCATCAAGATAGATGAACTGTCAGAATATGCATTTTCGTATGATCTTGATAATGATTTGATAATTATCAATCCGAGACATCCGCAGTATGAAGAGGAGAACTACAAGCATGTGCTGGCGCATGAAATAGCCCATAGAATTGATCATAATGAGTATGGCAGTCCCATGTATGCTGAATTCGCAGAGGCAATAAAAAATACAGAAAACAAAATATTGCAAAAAAAAGAGAAGTATCAACGGAGACTTGCTGTAAATGGTGATTTAGAGTACAATTACTTCATCAGTGATATAATGTCATGCATAACAGACAATGTGATTACAGGAGTATACAGACATGAATCACAATACATAGGTAAACCCGGGTATGCGGAGTCGGAGATATTTGCGGATATATATGCTGCATTGTATCAGTCGGATGATATAACTGTAGAATTCATAAAAAGTGAATTGCCAGAGCTATATGAAGCATTTATGAAAGTGCTAAAGAGGTAATTATGTTCAAAAAAGAATTTGTTGAAAAAATGAAAAACGATGAGGAACTGCAGGAGTTGCGCAGGAAAGTATTATCCTTCTCCGAAAAAATGGGAGATGCCGCATACATCATCGGAAAAGATAAAAGCTATGAGGATTATAAAGAACGTTTGCGAAGAATGGTAAAAGAACATGAAGCCACCGGTCAGTAGATTGGTGGTATTTTTATCTCGAAAAAAGAAAATTGCACCGGTGCAACAAATAATCTGGAATCAACACGCTTCATGGCGTGTTTTTTTATGCCCAAACACGAGCAAGGCAATAAACTGCAGCGTGACCGGAGACACCGAAGACAATGGATCGCAGTAAGGGTGACACCCTCAAAATGGAAAGGAGCACGTTATGTTTTACAAGACAGTAAGAAGATTCTTAGACCCCGATGGAAGCCAGGGCGGAGCACCGGCAGGAGAACAGACTGATCAGCAGTCACAGCAGAATGCAACACCGCAGATTGACTATGGGAAAATCCAGCAGATGTTGGATGGAACGCTTGCGGCAAAAGAGGATACGGCATTGAAAGCCTATTTCAAGCAGCAGGGACTTTCCCAACAGGAGGTGGAACAGGCTATAGCAACCTTCAAGGAACAGAAGGCGGCAAATCAGCCGAATGTGGAAGCATTGCAACAGCAGGCTGCAACCGCAGCAACTGAGGCAAGACAGGCACAGATCCAGCAGGCAGCGACGATGGCAGCAGTCGGACTGGGAATCAGCGTAACATCCATCCCGTATCTGTTGAAGATGGCAGATTTCAGCCAGGCAGTAGGACAGGATGGAAAGATCAGCAATGAGAAACTTACGGAAGCCCTGAATAAGGTGCTGGAGGACATTCCTGCATTAAAACCGCAGGAGACAGATACTACTGGTTTCCTTCATGTAGGGACAGGCGGAGATCCTTCGCAGCATACACAGCAGGCAACCGTACAACAGACACAGACACCGACCAAAAGATGGAATCGGTGGAACTGGAACTAAGGAAAGGAAGGTATAAGATATGCCTAATTTAAACTATGCACAGCAGTGGAGTCCTGAACTCCTGCAGATTCTGATGCAGGGAGCGTTAACCTCTCCCTTCATTACATCTAATGTAAGATGGCTGGATGCGAAGACATTCCACTTTACACAGATGAGCACCACTGGTTATAAGAATCACAAGAGAACTGGTGGTTGGAACATGGGATCCTTTGATCAGACAGATGTTCCGTTTACAGTAACCCATGACAGAGACGTTCAGTTCCTGGTAGACAAGGCAGATGTGGATGAGACCAACGCAACTGCATCCATGCAGAATATCTCCAGAACCTTCGAACAGACTCAGGTAGTGCCTGAGACAGATGCCCTGTTCTTCTCCCGTGTGGCACAGGTGGCACAGAAGACGGAGGGATATCACAGCCAGACCGCTATTTCTGCTTATACCAAGGCAAAGGTATTCGGAATGCTGAAGGACATCCTTGCGAAAGGAAAGTTGAGACGGTACAAGGCAAATGGTAGCCTGCTCACGTATGTGGCCAGTCCTATTATGGATGCACTGGAGCAGTCCACTGAGTTTACCCGTAAAATTGAACTTACACAGATCGCTGAGGGTGGTATCGGCATCGAGACCAGAGTAACGGAAATCGATGGTGTACCCATCATGGAAGTTATCGACGATGAGCGTTTCTATGATGCTTTCGACTGGGAGCCTACTGAGGGCGGATTTGCTCCGCTGAAAAAGGTGGCCGAGGACACCAGTAACCACGTTGCTGCTGTAACCGGAGCTCATAAGATCAATGTACTGGTGGCATGCGGACAGACATGTAAGACGGTTCCTAAGATTGCTTCTATCTATTATTTCAATCCCGGAACACATACAGAAGGAGACGGATACCTGTACCAGAATAGATCTCTGTCTGATACCTTTGTGTTCCCCAATGGACGTGACGGCAAGGTGGATAGCGTCTATGTAGATGTGGATACCATGGAGTACACTGGGGAGTAAGGAGGGCATATGTCCTATAAACCTTATGTAAGAAAAGAAGAGTACACAGAGATCTATAATGGCAGCGTGATTCCTGACGGAGAGCTTGAAAGAGCACTTCGTCAGGCCTGCCGGCATATTGACAGTCTGACATTTAACCGGATTGTGGCAGCAGGATTCGATCATCTGACAGCTTTTCAGCAGGAGACCATCAAAGAGGTTGTCTGCATGCAGGCAGATTTCGAATATGAAAATGCAGATGAAATCAATACGATTTTATCCAGCTATAGCATTAATGGAGTATCCGCACAGTTCGGAAGTTCCTGGAATGTTTTCATGGAAAAAGGTATTGCCATGAAGCGGGATGTGTATTCGTTACTGACTCAGACAGGCCTGTGTTGCAGAATTGCGAGGTGATCCTATGAAATATCCATGTTTGGTGCCTAAAAGATTATGTAAGACAGATATCTCTGTTGCGATAGATCAAGAAGGACTGAACGAATACGGGGAGCCATTGAAGCCAGTGGAGTATTACGGACAATGTAACTATCAGGACAAGGCAAAAACTGTGCTGACCACGGAGAAGAAACTGATAGAGATCACCGGAACAGCATTGTTTCCCGGAGATATTTGTCCTGATCTTCCGGTCATATCCGGAGGCAGTGCTGTGATATTTGGGGGTAAGCGCAGGATTCTTGAGGGTCGTAAGGCGAGAAACCCGGATGGAACAGTCAACTATACGGAGGTGATGCTGATATGATCAGTGTAAATTCCACAGTAAAGCTGAATTTTCCGAAGATCCAACAGTTGACGAAAGCACAGGTGATGGCTTTAGAGCAGACTGCGGAGGCATTACATACCAATGTAGTGCAGGCCCAGGTATTTCCGAGGGATACCGGTAATCTGCAAAATGAGAGTACTTTTGTGGATTACTCTGAGAGCAGTCAGGGAAAAGTCAGTATCATTTCCAGTACGCCATACGCAAGACGCCTTTATTTTCACCCGGAATATCATTTCCAGAAGACGGAGAATCCGAATGCAAGAGGTGAATGGTATGAGGACTGGATTTCTGGGAAGAAATCAGAGTACTGCCAAAAGGCATACAAACAAATATACAGGAGGATTGCCGGATTATGATGTTATCGGATGTACGAGATTATGTGGAATCCCTTGAACTGGCAGATCAGGTATATATGGGTAGCCTGCCGGACAAGCAGGAAAAGTCCATTGGAGTTTATAATAGCAAGCATCAGCAGGAGTATAAGACAGCACTGGGAGGACCCCAGCTTGCGTCTTACGGGACAAAATATGTCAGCCTGTTGATTCACTGGAATAATTCGCCCCGCTTGTCGGAAAAGGCAGCCATGACTGTATTTGAGGCAGTGGAGACTGCAAGAAATGTAACGGTCAACGATGAGTTGATAAAATTTATACAGCCTCTCTATGAACCCCAGGATGTCGGAAAGGATGATGCCGGTATCTGCGAATGGGTCATAGAGATGGCTGTTATTTATGAGAAAGGAAAAGGTGAAAAAGAATGAGTACACCTATTACAGGAGTATACCCCTGTTATGAAAACCAGTTCCAGATCGATGCTGCGGAAAGCGGAGCTGAAAAAAATATGGTTAATATTGCGGACTGTGAGACATTCAGCGTATCCTTCGACAATGGAGTAGAGGAATGGCATCCTTTTACGGAAGCAGGATGGGTAAGACGTCTGCTTACCAGTAAAGGTGTCACGATTTCCGTGACTGCAAAAAGGAACGTTGGAGATGCCGGTAACGATGCTGTAGCGTCTCTTGCATGGGTAAACGGCCGCTCCGCAGAGAAAAATGTCCAGTGGACGTTCCCGGATGGAACGGTGGTTAAATTTAACGGGGCAGTTATCAACGTGAAAAATATCGGCGCTGGAGACTCTACAGCCGTGGCTCCTCTGGAGTTTGATATTATGAGCAACGGCAAACCGGAGATTTCTACAGCAGCATAAAAACAGGAGGCTATTATGGCAAAGAAAATCGTAGATATTACAGAAAAACTGAATTTTGATGAGAATCCGGTATTGAAGGTGAAGGATGTCACCATAGAAGTCAATTCCGATGCAGCCACTGTACTGAAGATCATGGGTCTTTTTTCAAAGGGTACATCAGCTAAAGAAGTGTTGGCGGTATATGAACTGATTTTCAATGAGAAGGATCGGAAAAAGATCGATAAACTGAATCTCCAGTTTAAGGATTTACAGACGATCATCATGGCAGCAGTAGACCTGATCACGGGAGATGAAGAGCCGGGAGAGCAGTGACCCGTACTATGATCTGATCGGAGATTACAGTCTGATCGTATCATCCTTCCAGGCGCAGTACGGGATCCGGCTGTCGAAAGAAATTGATACCATGAAGTGGGATGAGTTTAAGGACCTTCTTATCGGAATCGGACCGGAGACACCTCTGGGACGGATCGTAGCAATCCGGGCCGAGGAGGATAAGGATATCTTAGACCATTTTACTCCGGAACAGCACAGAATCAGGAATGAATGGCGTGCAAACAGAGCAAAAAAGGTAACGCCTGATAATATGGCGGCAGTCCTTGATCAACTGAAGAATGCGTTCATTTCTCTGGCAGGGGGCGATATACATTGAAAAAGTAGATAAGAAAAAAGTAGTGTGTCCTTACTGTGGGCATCCGGTGAATGCAATGCAGACGGAAGATGCACATTGCAGGGGAATCTATTTCCGCTGTAAAAATAAGGACTGTAAAAAGATTTTTGAGTTGAAGTTATAAGACGCTGTGCCGATGTGCCTGTCTTAGAAGGCAGGCTGGTCATGAGTGAAGCTACAAGCGTTGGACAGATCGGATTAGATCTGGTCGTAAATAAAAAAGATTTTAATAAGCAGATGAGCGGCATCCAGAACCTTGCTACGAAAGTAGGTAAGAAACTGGCTGCCGCTTTTGCTGTAAAAAAGCTCGTAGATTTCAGCGAGAAATGCATCGAACTGGGATCAGATCTGAGTGAAGTGCAAAATGTTGTGGATGTAACATTCCCGGCAATGTCGAAGCAGGTAGATAAATTTGCGCAGAATGCCGCAACTGCATTTGGACTGTCCGAGACGATGGCCAAGAGGTACACAGGTACCTTCGGTGCTATGGCCAAGGCTTTCGGGTTCAGCGAGAAGCAGGCATACGATATGTCTACCACCCTGACAGGGCTGGCGGGAGATGTGGCATCCTTTTATAACATATCTCAGGACGAAGCATATACAAAGCTGAAATCGGTATTCACTGGAGAAACAGAGAGTCTGAAAGATCTTGGTGTCGTCATGACACAGACGGCACTGGATGCCTATGCTATGGCCAACGGCTACGGGAAGACTACTGCGGCTATGTCGGAGGCAGAAAAGGTAGCCCTACGGTATTCCTTTGTGCAGAGCAAACTGGCGACGGCATCTGGGGATTTTATGCGGACTTCTGATGGCTGGGCCAATCAGGTCAGAATCCTGAAGCTGCAGACTGAGTCTTTTATGGCGGCAATCGGTCAGGGATTGATCAACGTCCTGACACCGGCAATCAAGGTGATCAATACCCTGATGGGAAAACTGGTACAGCTGGCGAATGTATTTAAAGCATTTACGGATAAATTTGCCGGGAAGAAGGGTAATGCTGTAGCCACAGGCATGGCGGCTGCGGAGGATGCGTCTGCCGGAATCAGTGATAATATTAATGCCGCAGGAAAAGCAGCTAAAAAGTTAGGCGGATTACTTCCGTCGGATGAACTGGATTTACTCTCCCAAAAGACAGATTCCTCTTCGGCATCCGGAGGATCTGCAGGAATAGATATCGCTGGTTTGCAGACTTCCACGCAGGAGGCTGAAGCCAGTGCGGATAAAATTTCGAAAAAACTTTCTGACGCATTCAAGATTCCCGGTGTCAAAAATTTTGCAGATCAGTTCAACAATGGTCTGAAAAAGATTGATTTCGGAAATCTGAAGGATAATTTTTCAAGAATCATGGCTCAGATGGATCCATTGGCCAAAACTACAGTCAGAAACATTGAGACAATCATGGATCCGCTGGGAGGATATCTCGGAAACAGAATCGGAAATAAGATTGCTGTTACAGCCAAAGCGGTAGACCTGGGGTTAGATGGAATTGCAAGCTATCTGGAGCGCAACAGGAAAAAGATAGAATCCTGGAGCAGTGATGTAAGCAAGTCTATTGCGAACGGATTTACTAATCTTACGGATATCAATGAGCAGATATACAATAATCTGCTCGGGGCACTGGATAAAGCAGGACCTGATATTGTAAACGGAATCAATGATATTCTGACAGGCTGTACTGGATTTGGAATGTCACTGGGAACAATCTTCGCGGAAGGGTTTGAAATTTCCACAGAACACACATCCCAGTGGATGAAAGACAATCAGGAACTGATAGAAGGTACGCTCACTGATCTGTTTGATTTCGGTGGAGAATGTGCATCACTGGCAGGACAGATTGTAGGAAATCTTGGTAGTTCGCTTACAGATTGGTGGGAATCTCAGGGGAGTAGTACCTTTGGGAATATTGTAGATGCCTGGAATGATATCAAGAAGACGGTTTTAGAACTGTGGAATGATATTGCAATGCCAGTACTGAACCATGCTAGGGAAGCGATACAGGAGCTATGGGAAGAAAATCTCAGACCACTATGGGACAACGTTCTTGATCTGATCAGCTCAGTAGGCGATTTCCTTGCAGCCGCGTGGAGTACCGTAATCAAACCAATTATCGGGTATCTGGCACCGACAATCAAGCAGGTGGCAGACATTGTGATAAACATCATGAGTACAGTATTCGCAACCGTGTCAGACATTATATCCGGAGCCATGAAAATACTGGGAGGACTGTTGGACTTCCTCACCGGAGTGTTTACAGGCAACTGGAAAAAGGCATGGGAAGGCTTACAGAAAATTACGGATGGAATCTGGCAAGCAATATGGGGATCTATCAAGGGAGTATGTAATCTGATCATTGATGGTGTGAATGCAATGATATCATTGATATATTCTACACTACGCAATGTGGTAAATGGAATCGGAAGCGTCGCAAAGAAGGCAGGAGATCTGGTTGGAAAAGACTGGGGCTTCGAAATGCCGAGTGATCCACCGCAGATACCTAAATTGTGGAATGGTGGATATGTCAAGGCTAATACGCCACAGCTTGCTATGATCGGTGATAATAGGCATCAGGGAGAAATTGTATCACCGGAAGATAAGTTACAGAAAATGGCACTAAGCGCAGCACAGGCGGCAGCGGGATCGGTAGGATCAATATCTGCGGAAAAGCTGGATAAGATCATTACATTGCTGGAGACTATCATCAGAATATTGACGTCAGGCAATACGATAGAAATCAATGGTGTAAAATTTGCGGAACTACTGAAAAAGATAAACAGGGAGTACTTTAAGGCAACTGGAAATTACCTGTTGCTGGATGTATAAGGAGGCAGCAGGATGGCATTTCAGGCATGGTTATTAAAAGTGGGAGATACTGATATTTCAAAGTATGTAGATATTGAGACCTATAAGGTGAGTCCGGATCAGCGTGCAGATCTGGACTCTGACAGAAATGGTTTGAATATTTTATACCGGGAAGTTGCAGATCATTATACAACAAAAATTGAGTTCAATACGATTCCACTGGAAGCATGGGAAATGACAGAATTTCTACAAGCAATGGAAAAAGCGTACATAAAGGAGAAGGAAAGAAAGGTTATTGTAACTTATTTCGATGTAAATACCGGAGGATATAAATCGGGAGAAATGTATGTACCAAATTATACAGTAGAGACAAAAAGTTGGAATGGTATGGAATTATGGTATAAGCCATTACGTGTTGCGTTCCAGGAGTATTAAGAGGGAGAGGGAATGATAGATTATAAATATAAAGATTTTTATAATGATACATCCGTATCCAAAAGAATGCAGATACAATGTAGTGACGGGAGTGTACTGAATGAAGATGACTGGAAAGGTGAAAGTGCAGAGCTTACTGAGAGACTATGCTCAGAGAGTGAACTAAGTTTTGGCAGGTGTGAGGCGAGTACTTTTAAACTGAGAGTCAGGGAACGAATAGTACCTCTTGCCGGAAAAAAGATAACCGTATCCGTAACATTGGAAGGAGCCGAAGAGGCTCCTTTTATGATGGGAGTTTATAAAGTAGATTCTGATGTACCTACAGCAGATAGAAGATGTCGGGATATTGTAGCCTATGATGCCATGTACGACATCCTAAATGCAGAGGTATCCGGGTGGTATAACAGCCTGACATTTCCAATGACGCTTAGACAGTTCAGAGATAGCTTTTGTGCTTATGTCGGTGTGGAACAAGAAGAAATCACACTGGTCAACGATGATATGGTGGTAGAAAAAACTATCGATCCGGGAGAGCTCCCGGGGAAAACGGTTATTGAATCCATCTGCGAGATTAACGGATGTTTTGGGCACATCGGTAGAAATGGAAAACTGCGGTATGTGGTGCTGGAACAGATGATCGAGGGTCTGTACCCCGCAGATGATCTGTATCCGGCAGATGACCTTTACCCTGCGGATCCGGTGGGGACATCAGAAGTATCCAAGAGCATGTATCTATCCTGTCAGTATGAGGACTTTATCTGCCAGCATATTGATAAGCTGCAGATCCGCCAGGAAGAAAATGATATCGGGGCAATCTCCGGTACCGGGAATAACGGTTATATTATCGAGGATAATTTTTTAGTATACGGCAAGTCTGCGACGGATTTGCAAACGATAGCTGACAGAGTCCTTAGGGTAATCGGTGTCGTATGGTACCGACCAGCACAGGTAGAAGCCCGAGGTAATCCCTGCCTGGAGGTAGGGGATGGCATCTTGTTGCACACGACTCGGGAGACCATTTATACCTATATCCTGCAGCGCACATTAAAAGGCATACAGGCACTTCGTGACAGCTATACGGCGGAGGGCGAGGAGTACAGGACCGGACAGGTTAATGGACTGCAGAAGCAGATTATCCAGTTAAAGGGAAAAACCAACACACTGACTAGGACGGTGGATGAAACTCGTCTGGAAATGAAAGATATCAACCAGAACCTGTCCACGCAGATCAGCATCAATGCACAGCAGATCCTTACCAAGGTATCCAAGGACAATATCGTTTCAGAGATCAATCAGACTGCGGAAAGCATCAAAATTAAGGCCGAGAGGATAGATCTGGTCGGTATCGTAAATGCAGATGAGATGGTAGTCAAGTATGCGACTATCGATACCCTGAATGTGACAAAACTGGAACTGAACAACCTAATTGCCACCAAGGCAACCATTGACTCTCTGAATGCCGTCAGTGGCCGCGTGGGGAGCTTGGAAGCAGATCATGTGACAGTCTCTGATCTGAATGGTGTAAGCGCCCGTTTGGGAACGGTAGAAGCCAACTATATCAGTGCCGGAACCGTAAAGGCTAATTACATGGAAGTAGCCAACTGGACATCCTCCGGTGTAATTAAAGCGGACAGAATCAGCGCTGCGACTATCGTAAATAAGCTATCAAGCGTTGATCTGGTCAGCGTAAGAGCAATGGGTGTCAGCGGGTACATGAATTATAAAGGTACAGTAGTTGCGTGGAGAACAAAAACCATTAGTGGGACTGTTATAACTTATTTGGGACCGGAGGATTAAGAGATATGAGCAATTTAGAAATCAAGGAATTTAGTCAGGCAATCGCAAATTTTGTAGAAGCATCTCCGTTGCCGGAGGAAGTTAAGCGCATGGCATTGCAGGAGAATTTGGCACGACAGGAGCAGAAAGCCAGGGATGCATTACTGGCGGAGATTGCGGACCGCGATGCTGCCGAGGCAAAACAGAAAGAGGTGGAGCAGGATGCAGAAAGCGTATGACTGGGAAGAGAACTATTGGGAGAATAAGCCATCGACCAAGACACCAGTGAATAAAACCAATATGGATAAGCTTAGCAATGGAGTTTGCACCATTGATGAGCGTGTAATCACACTTGATTTGACCAAGTTTGACAAGGTTGATGCGCAGTCCTGTATTAAACAGATTGCCTATGATAAAGCGACTGGTAAATGGACAATCACTGCATTTTCTGGCGCCCAGCAGGTCATTGATACCATGCTCGAAAAGCTGGCGGTTAATTTTGACTATGATCCCGAAACACAGCGGTTAATCATTACACTGGATGATGGCACGCAGAAATATGCGGATCTGTCAGCGTTGATTACTCAGTTTGAGTTTATGGACTCTGATACCGTTTACTGGACGGTGGGGGCAGACGGTAAAGTAAAGGCTGATATTAAAAACGGTAGTATCACGGACGAGAAGCTACAGCCGGACTATCTTGCAGACATCACAGTGCAGGCAGAAACAGCAACACAGCAGGCATCAGCGGCGGCAGCATCTGCAGCACAGGCTAAGATAGATGCAGACCGTGCGGAGACCTATGCAAGCATCACAGAGCCTAAATTTTATTTAGATGAGACCACGATGAAGCTTTACATGAAGGATGGCGTGGGTGTGGATTTTGTAGCAGATGACAATGTTTTGTATTGGAAAGTAGCATAAGGAGGAATGATTTATGGCAGCACCGGAAGGATATAAGACACTTGGAAAGATAGGAATATCCTACAAAGGAGATTACAACATCAATACTGCGTATGAGCGGTTGGATGCTGTGTTACATAACGGCAGCACATACCTTGCCCTAGTGGATGCCCCGGACGGAGCTCCACGGGATGATAAGATCAACTGGATCTATTTAGCCAAGGGCTTTAGCAGCGATATTGGGGACTCCGAAATCACCTTCACAGAGGCAGAGGCCCGGGAAAACATTGATACCGGCGAGAGCGTAAAGACGGTTTTTGGTAAAATAAAAAAGTTTTTTACTGATTTGACGGCACCGGCTTTTGCACAGATGATCACATCCAAGGATGATCTGCTGGCAACCAAGGTTACCGGCTATGTGCCAGATGCCAAGGCAGTAGCGGATACATATACTGAGTTAAATGGCAAGTTAATTGCCCCTGACTATAAATCTGCTGTAGCCATACAATCTAATTACACTTGTATGACTAATGGCTATGTAATTGGAACAATACAGGGTGCAGTGAATGGCTGGGCATCTATCCGATCATCCAAGAATGCAAATTATTTCTTGGCATTATGTACATCATCAGAAAATCCTATAGCGGTATGTATTCCATTTGCATCAGGAGACTCCGTTATATTTGGATCGAGTGGTACATATAATCTCGCATTTGCACCGGCTAAATAATAAAAGTACCTTTTATCACGCAAGCATTTAGAGTTCCGGTTGCGGAATACTCCTGAAATATACTTCCATTGTACATAAAGCTTACATTACCAGTGCTAGCAACATCATTTATCACTAAGTACTGACTGGGTATCAATATATTATATTTGGTGTGTAAATCTGCTGGTAGCGTGGCTAATGGAGATCCGTATGGTATAGACCCACTTAAAATGCGGAATCCAAAATCTACAATATTGCCCGTTCTTTTGCAGTGTACAAAATCGGTGGTTACACCTGATGGGAACGTTATATCATAATCTACGGATTTTAACTTGCCATTTAACGAAGTAAATCAGATGGCGGGCGCAGCCACAAGAGCGCCAGAAAGGAGCCCACATGGGTTACATTAAATTTAAAAATAAAGAGACCGTACAGAAGGTCATAGTATCTGAAGAGAGTCCTCATGTGATCAGAATCACCGGAGACAATCTCGTTGTAAATACTGACGGCTTCAGTCTCTATCTGGACGAAGATTGCAAATATCCGCTCGATAATGGTGAGTATGAGGCATACAATACTTTGTTCCGAGAAGGTGACGGCTGGTATGAGCTGTCCGATGACGGATCTGTCTATGTTGAGCTGGTTGCACCGGTGCAACCGGAGCCCACAGAGGAAGAACTGGCAGAAATGTCCAAACAGGAACAAATCCGACAGGTAACAGCACAGATCAATGACTTGAAGGTACAGATTGCTGCAAGCGACTATAAAGTAATCAAGACCTACGAGTATTCTCTGCTGGGAGAGCAGGCGGAATACGACATGGAAACAGTTCATGCTGAGCGCCAGAATCTCCGGGATCAGATCAACGCACTGGAGACGCAGCTGACAGAATTAACAGCAGAGTAGGAGGATGCCTATGAGAGTGAGAGACGGTCCCGAACAATTACATAGTAACCAAGAGCCATGAGCCGATTGCTTCCTTCCGGAGGTGACCGGCTTTTATATTTGAGTGAGGTGCGGCATGAATGAAACCGAAATGGAACATCGGCTTACGGAGATAGAAGCCAGAGCAAAATCCAATACCCACCGGATTGATAAGCTGGAGAGAGTGACGGAAGAGATCCACACCATGTCAAACACGATGATTCAGTTGGTGGAGGAAGTAAAACACACCAATGAGACGGTATCAAGTCTGGATCAGAAGGTTGAAAAGATGGACAGTCGTGTCGATGACATGGAGCGTGCTCCTGGAAAAGAGTGGAGCAATGCGAAAAGAACAGTATTTAACACAGTCGTAGGTGGGCTTATTGGAGCAATAACTACAGGGCTTGTCTGGGCAGCAGTCCAAGCATTTTTATAATAAGGAGGATACGAGTTATGAGTACAAGTACAATCATGGTAATTATTTTGGCAGTGCTGACGGCACTGGTAGTAGGCACCTTTTTATGGGTGTATATCCGTGACAAGACGATTGATGAAATCAGAGTGGATGTATATCACCTGTTCCTGAAAGCGGAGCATGAATTCAAGAAATCCGGATCTGGAAAACAGAAGATGAAGTATGTAGTAAGTCAGGCTAGAAAACTTTTGCCTTCATGGCTGCAGTATTTTCTTACTGATGATTTTTTGGAAAGCGTTATTGAACAGTGGTTTCGCGCAGTGAAGGATCTGCTGGATGACGGCAAACTGAATGGATCAGAGGAGGAATAAGCCATGATGAAAGGTATTGACGTAGCAAAATGGAACGGGAACATCGACTGGAATAAGGTGAAGGCGGCAGGTGTAGAATTTACAGTCCTGAAGGTTATCAATAAGTCCAACAAGACCGAAGAGGCATTTATCAGGAACTATGCTGGAGCAACTGCACAGGGACTGCCCATTGATGTTTACAATTATCTGTACACCATAACAGAAGCGGCAGCGAGAGAAGCGGCCAAAGCAGTAGTAAATGCACTTGCCGGGAGAAAGATCGGAAAGGTATGGGCGGATGTTGAGGACGCCTGTCTTAAGAATAAAGGCATCCAGTTGATCCGGATCATTAACACCTATAAGGCGGTGATCGAGGCGGCCGGCTATGAGTTTGGAGTGTATACTGGGTTGTCCTTTTACAACAGTTATATCAAACCGTACAAGGCTTATATTGACTGTGAGTTCTGGATCGCAAGATATCCGAGCACAAAGGACATGAGCATTGCGGCAATGCCGGTTGCATCCAAGAAACCGAGTATCAGTCATAACCTGTGGGGCTGGCAGTACTCCAGCCGAGGTAAGGTTCCCGGCATCAATGGATATGTTGACCTGGATATCTGCTACGTGGAAACAGACAGCACGGGAAAGCTGCAGTCTACTACGGTATATTATCCGAGATATACCGGAACATCCACATCTATCGTGGCAGCGCTGAATGCAATCGGAGTAAACTCCAGCTACGCAAACAGAAAGCTGATTGCAAAGGAAAACGGTATCACTGGATATGTCGGATCTGCAAAGCAGAACACACAGATGCTGGCATTGCTTAAGACAGGAAAACTTAAGAGAGTATAGTTGACGAAATAGTGGAGAGAACATTTATTATAGTTCTCTCCCTCCCTATTTCTAAGATTAACCATATTTAGGTTAATAAATTTTAGTTGACAAAATTTATAATATGAGTTAATATGAGGATGCAAAGATAAAACAGAATATAGGAGGGAACGTTATGCTGACTAATTTCGGAAAGTTTTGCCGAAAACTTAGAATAGACAAAGGCGAGTTACTCTACGATATGGCACAACGTCTTAAGGTATCGTCCGCTTTTTTGTCTAAAGTAGAAAATGGCAAGGCAAAGCCACCTGAAGAATGGAAGGAAACAATTACATCCATGTATTCTTTGGATGGCGAACAAAAAAAGGAACTGTGTGAGTGCATTGATGAAGCTAGGGAAAGCACGATAATAAATGTAAGTGCATTTAGCCGTGATGACCGGGATATGATGTTTGCATTTGCAAGAAAATTAGATTCGATGGATGAAGATGCGAAAAAAGCATGGAAAGGACTATTAAATATGTAATATTATAGGAGGACTTATGCAAAAAATATCTGTAGAACCAATGTCGAGAGACAAAATAAGGCAATTAGCAAAGAAATTTAGAAAAATATTTGGGTTAGAGGAAACGCTACGTTTTCCTATAGTTCAATTTATTGAATGGATTTTGCCAGAACTTGGCCTTGATTTTGAGGTTGTTCCTATAGAGGAATTAGGAAATGCCTATGGGGTTACACACACACAAAAGGGAATTATGACAATTCGTGAAGATGTATATGATCGAGCCGTAGATGGAAATGCAAGAGATCGCTTTACTCTTTGCCATGAATTGGGACATTTTTTACTGCATACTCCAGAGAGGGTTAGTTTTGCGCGTGGTGAAGTACCTACATATATGGATCCAGAATGGCAGGCTAATGTCTTTGCAGGAGAGTTAATGGCACCGTATGAGTTGGTGAAAAATATGAGTGCATGTGAAATTGCAGAGAAATGTGGAATGTCTCTTGCAGCAGCACAAGTTCAATATAATAATTATCATAAGGCGATGTAACAAGCAAATGCTTTTTACATATAAAAAACCAAGCACACGAGATGCTTGGCTCTTGCTGAAAAGTATTGCTACTGTTCAGCTGGTATAAATTATAACCTGAACAATTATAATTTATCACAGTAGCACTCTTTTTGCAAGAGCAACTTGCAGAAAGGAGTGGATATATTATGTACATTTTTCGTACTTATATTACCACAAAGGATGGCACAAAGATTTATGCCAGAGATTATGGTAAGAAAGCATTCCGCATCTGGGTCGGACCTGGACCGGAACCTGTAAAGAGTAAATAGCTGGTAAAAGAGCGCATTTTGCCAGCTGAATGCAGCTCCTTTAAGAGAATAAATAATTATCAACAGGAGGAGATACATAATGAAAAAAATATTTTATATTGTACCAAAAGATATCATAATTGGTGCATTTATTGTTTTAATACTTGCATGTAATGTGGAAGAGATAATAGGAATTGTGATATTTGCAATATGGATTTTATATATAGTATTAGGTATAGCAAAAGCAAATAGGGGTAATAAAAGTAGATATCTCATAAAATACTGCCCGTGTTGGAAAAAGAATTACGTGCAAATTTTTATGAATAATAATTGGTGGAATCAAAAGGTAGCTAAAGCGAATAGATTTGAACAGTTTAAGAATGAATGTTATGAACTATATGAAAGTGTTCCAGAAGGAACGATTATTGAGTTTTATACACATAAAACAATAGTTGATAGAATAATCCAAAAGAAGCCTCGACAAATATTTGTAATGCCTGCATATGTGAATAGCATGAAAAGTGTATCCAGAATGCTAAAAATTAAAAATAGCAGAAAAAAACAATTTTATCATGTATTGATAGAAAAGTGA